ACAAGACCGCCTGGCAGGACCAGCCCGTCCTGGGTGGCCAGGTCGTATATGTGGCCGGCGAAGGTGTTGGTGGCCTCAAGAAGAGGATCGCCGCCTGGCATAAGCATAATGGCAAGGACCAGGCCGCACCCTTCATCGTGATTCCGACTGCTGTTGACCTGATGGATGAGATCAACACCCAGGACCTTCACACCACAATCCAGGCAACAGCCCAGGGCCCCGTCTCCCTGGTCATCTTCGACACTCTCGCCAGGTCAATGCAGGGCGATGAGAACAGTTCCCAGGATATGGGCCGCACCATCAAGGCTATGGATGAGGTCAGAGAGGCCTTCGGCTGTTGCGTCATGTTCATCCACCACTCCGGCAAAGACAGCAGCCGTGGTCACAGAGGCTCATCGGCCACGCTCGGCGCTGTAGACCTGTCCATGAGGGTGGAGCGTATGGGAGAGGCCGTCAGCCTCACTGTGGAGAAGCAGAAAGACGCAGAGATGATGGACCCGATCTGGATGAATACCTCCAGTGTCGAACTATCAACCGATGCCCTGGCCCTGGAGAGCGATACAAGCCTGGTGCTGACCAGGACCGATCAACCTACCGGCGGCAATACAAAGGGCCTCAGACCGGCTCAAAGGGCCGTCCTGGACGCTCTGACCGAGGCACTCATCCAACATGGCAAGCCATCCCCTGGTGGTGAAAACTATCCTGCCGGCGTCCAGGTGGTCGATGAGGCGCAATGGCGAAATATTGCCCTGGCAAAGAGCATTTCTACAGGCAATCCAGACGCCGAAAGGAAGGCTTTTAGCAGGGCAGCAGAGGCTCTCATTCAGCGAAATATCGCCGCAAAATGGCAAAATCTGGTCTGGAGGGTCAAAACGTGATGGGACAGTTGGGACGGACAAAATGTCCAGAATGAAAACAGAGGGTTACGGACAGCGGGACATGTTTGGGACAAATGTCCGACAGACGGGACGGACAGGACACTCTCTAGAGTCCTGTCCCACTGTCCGGTTGTCCGAGGATGCAAGGTTGGTGGTCGAGGCCCATGACCTGGTTGCCAGGGAGATGGAGGGCAAGTGGGGGGTCGATAGATTGGAGCGCCTGGTTGATGAGGCATTGGGCAAAAAGTTCCTGACTGCACGAGACAGGTTTAACACCGCAATCGCAAATAACAATGATGAGAAAATCCAGAAACTAGGGGCGCAGATGAAACGTGCCTGGATTGCTCTTGATGAAGAGGCCACCAGGATAGGTGCCAGGCCACTAGACCCAACTGACTTCTGGGAGATGCGGCACAAGAAATGGACCGTCCGCCTGGTCAGGTCTGTCGAAGAGATGCCGAAAGAGCAGCCCGAAGGCGTCGTCTACCTGGCGGCAGAGGAGTTGCTTGGCTTCGTCCCAGGTACTGTCCTGGAGATCAAACAACATTTTGCTGGTGCAAAGGTCACTGACATTGAGCCAAAGGATAAGCAGCCAAATGACACAATCCCCTTCTGATAAGCCCGACATCCGCAAGTATAGCGTGATCCCGGCTAGAGCCATCCAGGACGATAAGATGCACTGGACGACGCTCAGAACGCTCGGAGCCCTCTGCCTGCATACCAATGCTTATGGAATCTGCTGGCCGTCCAGGCTCACTCTGTCCAGGCATATCTCACGCAGCACCAAGACAGTCAGCGTACATCTCAAGAGGCTGCTGGAGACTGGCTACATACGAAAGCTGCAACCCCGCGCCTATCCATTCAAGGCCAAGTCAAAGTGGAAGACCAACAGATACCAGGTGCTGTTCGAAGGACCGCAGACCCCGCTGCCATCAAAGGAGCAGTTCTTTGCGCCACGGCCAAAGGTGGCAGAAGAGCCGGCCGTGATTGAAGAGCAGGAGGTTCAGCATAAGAGAAGGGGGTCTGGGGGTGAGAGTTCGGACTTTCGGATATTGGCGCAAGCGTTTGTCCAGGGCGTCGAGATGGCATCGGGCCAGCGCCGGATGCCTGGTCAGAGCGAGGACTACGCCAGGAGCCTGGCAAGTCGGGGCGTGGATGCAGAGGCTGTCCGGGCTGCAACCGTTGAGATGACTAGGCATAACCTCAAGGCCGGGCGGACGCCACCGCTCACGCTGGAACAGGTTGCGATTTGGGCGGCATTGTGATGTCCTGGATTTACAACAGCCAAACGCTCGTATCGCTATTGACAAGGGCCCCCGCATTGCAGCGTAACGCATTGATATCATTGGGAAAGCACCCCTTGCCCCCCACCCGCCGCGTGTACTGTGGGGGGTCTCGCTCAAAATTTTGGAGATTTTGCCAATGACCGATGATCGTTACAGCCAGGCCATAGAGAGCGTGGCCGACATCCTTGAGGAGCGTGGCGCGAACTATGGGACGCCCTACTCCAATCATACGCACATCGCGCAGTTATGGTCTGTGCTGTTGCGCCAGGACATATCTCCGAACCAGGTGGTGATGTGCATGGTGGCGGTGAAGCTATCGCGTTTGATGAATGAGCCGACGCATGACGACAGTTGGGCGGACATCATTGGTTATGGCGGCATTGGCCGCGGGATTGCCGACATTGAGAAGGAGGTCCTGGATGCTTACGAAAAAGCAAAGGCTTGAGTGGTTCAAGCAGGAGTTGAGGCGCATCCGCGAGAAGGCCTGGCATGTATCTGCTTCTGCGCCATCGCGTCAGGACCGGCCGTACAAGAAACCGTTTGCCTGGATGGGGACGAAGCATGAGCGATGAGAAGAAGATGACGGTGCGTCAGATGCGTAAGGCGTTGGTGTATGGAGATGGTGATGAGCGTGAGGGCGTGAAGCAGGAGTTGGCCACGCTGGCGACATCGGACATCACTGAGGTCATGTCCTGGGATGAGCAGGGTCGGGTGACGCTGAAGGATGCGAAGGATGTGCCTTTGCATACCAGGAAGGCGATCAAGAAGGTGAAGGTCACGCCGACCAGGATGGGCAATGCGATTGAGGTTGAGATGCACGACAAGGTTTCGGCGTTGCGGATGTTAAGTCAGCATCATGGTTTGCTGACGCCGGGTCTTGAGAAGAGTGACCGGCCATCTGTGATTGGGATCAACATGACGGGTCCGGTTGTGACGGACTATGAGGAGAAGGATGGCGAGGACAAGAGCGGCGAGTGATAGGTCTAGTCGGCGTCGTGTTGACGCTGATGGTGCCTTTGGTGGCTTGGATTTGGATTTCAGCACCAGCCCTACGGTGTGGAAGTTTCTGAGCGATGATGCGTTCTTTCGGGGTCTGATGGGCCCTGTTGGCTCTGGCAAGTCTTATGCTTGTGCCGCGGAGGTGATGCTCCGGGCGGTGAAGCAGCCGGCCTCTCCGAAGGATGGCGTCAGATATAGCCGCTTTGTTGTGGTCAGGAATTCCTATCCTGAGTTGCGGACGACGACGATTAAGACCTGGCTGGAGTTATTCCCGGAACATACATTTGGGCCGATGCGGTGGAGTCCGCCATTGACGCATCATATCAAGTTGCCGGCCAGGGGAGATGCTGCGGGGATTGACTGTGAGGTGATCTTCCTGGCGTTGGATCAGCCGAAGGATGTGCGGAAGTTGCTTTCTCTAGAATTATCAGGGGCCTGGGTGAACGAGGCTCGCGAACTCCCGCTCAGTATTGTCCAGGGGCTTACTCATCGTGTCGGGCGTTATCCTACCAGGGGCCACGGTGGTTGTCCCTGGCGCGGGATATGGGCTGACACGAACCCGATGGATTCGGATCATTGGTGGCATCGCTTGTCTGAGAAGGAGAAGGTCAAGGGCAAGTACAAATGGAACTTCTACAAGCAGCCGCCTGGGATGATTGAGAGTGTCAGTACGGATGAGGATGCGATGCCAGGTGCCGGCCGGTGGTGGGTGAATAATGCCAGGGCTGAGAACATCAAGAATTTGCCGCAGGGTTATTATGAGCAGCAGATTGGCGACAAGGAGTTGGATTGGATCGAGTGCTATGTCGGCGGCAAGTATGTCTACGTTAAGGAGGGCAAGCCGGTTTGGCATGAGTATGAGGACACGATCATGGTCGATGATGACCTGGGCGTTGATCTGTCGGTGCCGATCCATGTTGGTCTGGACTTTGGTTTGACCCCTGCGGCGGTGATTGGCCAGCGGTTTATGTCTGGCAAGTGGCACATCCTGGATGAGATTGTGACTGAGGATATGGGCCTGGAGCGGTTTGGCCAGATGCTGCTCTATGAGTTGAACATGAAGTATCCGAAGTCTGAGGTGA